GACTCATTAATCATATAGCGAGTCTGACCTTCTAGTGTACTAGGATCGCAGGAAAACTTATTACAGAACTTACCCAGGTTATTATAACGTCCTAATGATGTCCACTGGATGAGACCATAGCCACCGCGAGTACACTGACTATAAGAGACTCTAGCACCACCTTCGCAAACGTTAGCAGTGAAGTTGGACTCTTGCTTGATGTTCCCCATGATTGTTGATAGGGCGTTCCTATCAGTGATCTTGGTATGTTCTTGGAGTTCTTTGAGGACATACTTCTCCTCGGGGGTACAAGAAGGACAATTCCATTTCGGTTCATATACCACAACTGGAATCCTTACTGGTGTTGGTGCTGTTCCCACAACAGGTTTCTGATATGGTACAAGAAACTGAGCGGTTGCCAGGGCACCGAGAGCACCTGCCATAACGGCGGTTGCCATAGGTAGAATCCTCATAACGACTCCATCATCTTACTGTGTATGTAGCAGGTTGTCAACCCCACGATAAATATCTATACTATGAACGCACTGCGTTTTCACCCATGAGATTCAAAGAACAGGACATCTATCGCCTTATGAATGCCTGTAAGGTATACCAGGATCAAACTGGGTCGGAATATATGTGGGAACAATATGACGATTTAATTCAGAAGTTAAAAGCATACCAAGAAGAGTACATCAGTGTACAAGGAACCGCATCTTCAGCAGAAGTCTGATGAGTGTGCCACGATGTGGCGCGAATGGTTTGAACTATTTGAAAAGAAAGATCCGAGAGCAAAAGATCTAAGAAAAAAATGGTGTAACTGTGTTACAGAATTTGGTGAACTTGTAAGTCAGGAAGTCAAAACAAATCCTCGTTACAAAGATCTTCCTCGGTGATTAAAATACCTAGATATTGTAGTCGCACAAAACTACATGAAGTTTTTCTTTGCTCTTTTAGCAACACTCTTTCTTGCTACACCTGCTTGGGCTGTAGATGTACAAATGGGCGCGAACGGTAATCTAGTATTTGAACCAGCAGAGGTTACTATCTCTGCTGGAGAGTCTGTTCATTTCGTTAACAACATGCTCCCTCCTCATAATGTGATCGTAGAAGATCACCCTGAGTTAGGTCACGAAGCCCTGGCAATGTTACCAGGCGAAGAGTTTGATGTTGCATTCTCCGAAGCAGGTGACTACACTTACTGGTGTGGTCCACACAAAGGAGCAGGAATGATCGGCACGGTACATGTCCAATGAAACAGTTTAACACAGTTGTATTAGATATCACTGTGGCAATTTTAGACTCTCTCTATAAAGGGAGAGACTATCAAAGATTCTGGGTGCTTGAGGAAATTGCTCGGGCACCATATTTTGCGTTCCTCAGTGTACTACACTTTCGTGAAAGCATGGGACTTCGTGGTCCTGAGCATTTATTTTTAATGAAACAGCACTTTGAACAGTCAGTCAATGAAACAGAACATCTGGAATACATGGAAAGTAGGGGTGGTAATTCTTATTGGATTGACCGCTTTGTTGCCAAGCATCTCGTTCTTATCTACTATTGGAGTAACGTGGTTTATTATTGGGTGGCTCCTCGCCTTGCTTACCATCTCTCCTACGAAGTAGAGATTCATGCAGCAGAAACTTATGCTAAGTATCTTGCTCTGCATGGGCATGACGATAAGATCCTTGAGATCTTAAATGATGAACTACATCACTCAAAAGAATTGCACGATGCTATGGAGATGATCCATGTTTAAGAATTGGGGTAAAGATGTTGAACCCCCTGAGTTCACAACAAAAGAAGAAGTACAGGAGATGATTGATGCTGCAATACGAAAACATAATCGTAATGCTTCAATTATCTCAATGTGTGTTGGGTGGGTTGTTCTTGCACTTTTTGCTGAGGGTCTGCTTAGACTCATTGGAGTAATTGATCCTATCTTCCCATGGCTCAAGATCACACTTTAGAATGGATAGGCATAGTCCTCGCGTTGGTTTTTGGGGTAACTATGTTCTGCCAAGGTCATTTTATTTTTCATCAGAAACATGGATACTCCAGAAAAGAAACCGAAGACCCCGAAGCAAGGGACAGAACAAGAAGACAAATTGAAAAGATCCTTAGAGATCTCAAAAATGATTCATCCACATGATGATGAACCTGATCCTACAGCATACATGGGCAACTACAATTTCCCACAGATGCTATTCGCATTCTGTCTAGGATTTGTGACTATGTTTGTGCTTGCTGTAGATGAGATAGATAGTTTTAAGGGATGTCCGCTCCCAGAATATTTCCAAAACGAGGTCAAAGGTTAATGGACAATAGGTTCCAAAGTTTTACAGAAGAAGAAAAAAGAATGTTTGCAGAAGCACTTTGGAGACGCCAAAGATGTTTCATTGCAGGCGACAAAATGTTTAAAAGTTATGAAGCACTTTTAAACGAAGTCCTTGAAGGACTTGATTATCTCCCAGGTAAAGTATTATGAAAGTAGGAATGATTGGTTTAGGCAGAATGGGCGAGGGCATGTCCCGTCGTCTCATTGCTGCAGGTCACGAAGTACATGGATTCAGAAACAACTATGCAAAAGCTCAAGAACAATTTGAAAAGGGTTATATCAGTGGATGTACCACTACTCTGGAAAGCCTTGTTCAAGTAGTACATCAAAATAAAACCACGGGTGAAACCCCTGGTGTTTTCATGATGGTTGTACCAGCAGAAACAGTAGAGGACACACTCAATGAGTTATTACAGTTTTGTGTGGAGGGAGATATTATTATTGATCATGGCAATAGTAATTTTAAGGACTCTCGCAGACGGGCAGAAAGGTTATCTAAACTTGGCATCGCGTATCTTGACTGCGGCACTAGTGGTGGTGTTTACGGTCTGGAGCGTGGATACTGCCTTATGGTTGGTGGTACAGATACTGCAGTATCCACCTGCCGTACACTCTTTGATGCACTCAGCCCAGGTATCAAGGGAGCTGATAGGACCCATGACGGAAGTTATGTTTGGTATCCTGAGGAGTGGGGATGGATGCACTGCGGTGCTGCAGGCGCTGGTCATTTCGTAAAGATGGTTCATAACGGAATTGAGTATGGGATCATGCAAGCATACGCAGAAGGATTTAATATCCTGCATGAAGCTAATGCTGGGGCACAATACGTTAAAGAAGGCGATGCTGAAGTTGCTCCAATGGATTGTCCAGAAGATTATCAGTACGACATTAACGTTGCTAAAGTTGCTGAGTTATGGCGTCGTGGTAGCGTGGTTGGTAGTTGGTTGCTTGACCTTACCGCTGATGTACTACGCAGCGATAGAGAGCTTAGCAACTTTGATGGGGGAGTATCAGACTCTGGTGAGGGTCGTTGGACTGTTCACGCTGCTGTGGATCTTGGCGTACCCGCTCCTGTTATCAGCAGTGCGTTGTGGTCACGCTTTGAGTCACGCCGTCTGGGTGCTTTCGCAGCCAAGATTTTGAATGGAATGAGAGCTATGTTTGGTGGTCATGACGTTCGCTGATGTCCTTCTTTGGGGAGCAATACCCTTTGTATTATCCACAGTATATTTCGGGCTACGAAAAGGTGAAAATAACTATTACGAATCAGACAAGTATGATGGAAATGGAACAGCTCACTAAAGGGATTGTTATCTTCGGAGCAACGGGAGACCTTTGTAAGAAGAAACTAATTCCTGCACTATATAAACTCTGGCTGAAAGATCTTTTGCCAGAAAACTTTTTAATTACGGGTGCTGCCAGAAGAGATATCGGAGCAGCAAACTGGAAAGAATCTCTTGGTTATTATCCTGATGAGTTTCTACATCATCTAGATTACATCTCAGCAGACTTAGACAATGTTGATACTCTCAGTCACCTTCCTGATTACCTTCACGATAATACTTACTTTCTTTCTGTTCCCCCAGAAAGGTATGCTAACGCGATTGTCAATCTCAAAGAGGCGGGTAAACTCAATGACCCCGAAGCATCCCGTGTGGTTATTGAGAAACCCTTTGGGTACGATCTTAAATCTGCTGATAATCTACAGTCTGTGGTGGAGCGACATCTACGCGAGAAACAAGTCTATCGCATTGATCATTATCTTGGCAAAGATACTGTTAATAACATACTTGCTACTCGGTTTAGTAATATTCTGCTTGAGCCACTTTGGAATCGTCAGTACATAGAAGAGGTTCAGATATTTGCATCTGAAACTATTGGTTGTGAAGGTCGCTCACAATACTATGAGACTGCTGGTGCAGTTCGTGACATGCTACAGAACCACATCTTACAGGTTCTTGCATTAATTGCTATGGAACCACCTAGCAAGATGAATGCTAGAGAAATCAGACGCGAGAAAACAAAAGTTCTCGCCGCCACTAGAATATCAGAGAACATTATTCTTGGACAATACCATGGCTACAAAGATGAAGAGGGCGTTGATCCTAACAGTGGTACTCCTACCTATTTCGCTGGCACTTTATTCTGTGATAACTGGCGTTGGGAGGGAGTTCCTTTTAACGTCATGACAGGAAAAAAACTACCATACCAATGTGTAGAGGTAGTCATCAAACTTAAAGCACCGCCGCTAAAGTTATATGAAGGAGAAGTCAACGATCGTATTGTCATCCGTCTGCAGCCTAATCCTCATCTTGATATCCGTATGGACATTAAATCTCCTGGGCTTAATGATGATCTTGAACTCGCTACACTCACCCACGACTATCCACAGGATAGAGCAATAGATGGATATGAAAAATTGCTTTATGATGCCATCAATGGTGATCAATCGCATTTTGTTCATGCAGAAGAAGTAATGGAATCATGGAGGATCGTAGATGATCTTCTATGCACGGGTGATAGTTGTCCCATTCGTACTGTTCCTTACATCTACACTGGTGGGTGGGGTCCACAACATAAAGTAGACCGCATTACACAATGGGATTTCCCAGCATAAACTAAATAAAACACAGGTAATTTAACTCATGAAAATTTTTTTAGACACCGCTGACCTTGACGAAATTAAAAAAGCATCACGCACTGGATTAATTGATGGTGTGACAACTAATCCTACACTGATCAAGCGCAGTGGAAGAACTCTTCCTGATGTTGCTAAAGAACTGACTTCTTGTTATCCACAGTTTGAAAGTGTGTCATGTGAAGTGGTTGCTGAGACTGCTGAAGAAATGATTGAACAAGCCCAACAATTTATTGGATTGGGCAGACCAGCAGTGACCATCAAAGTACCATGTACTGTAGAAGGATTAGTTGCTTGTAAGGCACTCTCATCTTTAGGTGTGAAGACTAACGTCACTCTTGTGTTCTCTGTAGCACAAGCATTGTTGGCAGCAAAAGCAGGGGCAACATATTGTTCACCATTTGTCGGACGCTGCAATGACAACTCATTCAGTGGAGTTGAATTGGTCCGTGCAATTGCTAATGCATATGCTGTACAAGGAATGTCTACTGAAATTCTTGCAGCGTCATTACGAGATGTTCATCACGTTTCTCGCTGCTACACATATGGTGCAAGTGTTGTGACTATGCCACCTAAGGTATTCTGGAAAATGTATGATCATGTGTTGACAAAAGATGGTCTGGATCTGTTCCAGAAGGACTGGGAATCAACGTGACTCACGTCCAACTCTTTGTAAGATCTGTTATGCAAACCCCATGGTGTCTAGGTGTCATGGGGTTTTTCTTAGTTTTTGTGCCCATTATTGGTATGCATTTAGTTCACAAATACGGTTGGGAGCACTGGGAACCATTTACAAAACCACACAAATGAACCCCGACGAAAAAAGAGAGTTTTATAAATCTTTAAGAGAAAGAATCAAACAATTAAGAATGGAACATCTCTTTGAAGAACCATGTCCATTGTATGAACCTGAGTGGGATGACGATGAAGAATACGAAGGAGAACTATGAAGTATCAAATTACTCTGATAGCATGTTTCTTACCACTAGCAATCATCTACATAGTAATGAAACTTGCCGTATGGATAGAAGTAGTTAATTCCGAGCAGGATTATGTTAGACGAGAACCTTTACGAAAACGAGGACCCTTCGTGGAAAATCCATATGAAGATGTTGACACAGAGGAAGAAGAGTATGGAGATCGCACAGACTATAGATGATGCCCTTCATCAATACTATGTTGTAGAACGTGGTGAGGAGGTTCCTAACTGGAGATATATAAAGGACGCCGACTGGTGGATTGAATATCTAAAACAGTTGGGAATTGATCCGAGGAATCCATGAATTTATTTTTGCGCCCACTAGAAGATGTAAATGATGTGACCTGGAGTATTATCTGGTGTCTCATCATTCTTCTAGCGGGCGTTTCTTATTACATATATACAATAATCACATTGGCATATGAAGAACTCAAAGAGGGTGACGAAGGTAGTTCCTTACCTGATCGTAGCACAGACAGTAATGCTGTTCACGATCACGGTCGCGACTATCAGATCAGTGACGACGGTGAATTCTTTTGAATGCCGTATGGTCAGTCAAAGAACAGTAATTTGCGTACAATCATAACATGGCATTTAAAAGAAAGAAAAGATCATTGGGTTGGCACATTGAACAAAAATTAGATGATGCTGCAA